ATATTTTTACTGTGCACCCACCTACCGCATGGCAAAAGACATTGCATGGAAAGAAATAAAGAAACTAATCCCACGAGAATGGATACAATCCAAAAACGAAACCGACCTCAAAATCGAACTAATTAATGGATCGCTAATCGAACTCAAAGGAACCGAAAACGCAACAACTCTGCGTGGCCGAAGCCTAGCTGGAGTAGTACTTGACGAAGCAGCCTTCATGGATTCCGATGTCTGGTTCCAGGTAATCAGACCAGCCCTCGCAGATAAACAGGGTTGGGCACTATTCATATCCACCCCTGATGGCACAGCATCATGGTTCTACGATTTATGGTGCTACGTTCCAGAAGATGAAACAGGTGATTGGAAACGCTGGAGCTTCACAACAATAGACGGGGGTAACGTACCAGTAGAAGAAGTTGAAGCAGCCAGGGCTCAGTTAGATAACAGAACATTCAAGCAGGAGTTCGAGGCAAGTTTCGAGAATCTCACAGGTCTCGTTGCAGTCTCATTTTCAGATTCCAACATTTCTACCGATGCGGAGGACATATCCATCGCCCCACTTTTATTAGGAGTCGATTTTAACGTAGATCCACTTTGCGGAATCTGTGCTGTCCGCTATCGAGACATCCTCTACGTCTTTGACGAAATAATTTTGACAGGTGGTGCAACAACCTGGGATTTTGCCGAAGAAGTTACAAATCGTTACGGAGTCGATAGAAGAATTATTGCTTGCCCCGACCCAACGGGGTCTGCCCGAAAAACATCAGGAGTAGGATCAACGGACCACACTATCCTACGCAGAAGCGGATTTACTGTGTCATCTCCCAAAGCTCCCTGGAAAGTCCGTGACAAAGTAACTGCAATAAATACTGCACTATATGACGCAATGGGAGAACGCAGAACTTTGATCCACCCACGCTGTAAAGAACTGATAAAATCCCTCCGCACCCTGACTTACGCTCCAAACACAGGTATGCCAAACAAAAATCTAGGGGTTGACCACGCATTTGACGCTTTCGGCTACCTCTGTCTCCAACAATTTAACCTTGCCAAGCCAGAGACATTAGGCCAAACTTCGTTTAGAATATATTAAGAGACTTCTTTATTTATGGCTTACGGCTCAATGACCCCAAAGAAAAAGAAAAAGAAGAAAAAAGGAGGCAAAAAGAGACATGAATGTACCTGTAAATAAAGCGTTATACTCTAGGGTAAAAGCAGAAGCCAAGCGTAAGTTTAAGGTATATCCCAGTGCTTATGCTAATGCGTGGCTTGTACGAGAGTATAAGAAACGTGGAGGTACTTACCGAGTGGAGAAGAAACGTGGCAAGAAGTAGTGGCGGTCTTACCCGTTGGTTTAAGGAAAATTGGATAGATGTCAAAACTGGAAAGCCTTGTGGCCGTAAAAAGGGCGAAAAGCGAGGCTATCCAGCTTGCCGACCCAAAAAACGTGTCTCAAGTAAGACACCTAAGACTGTCGGAGAGATGACAGCAGCCGAAAAAGCCAGGTTTAAACGTGAAAAAACAGGTAGTAAGAAGATAACTTATCAACATAGACGAAAAAAGAAGAAAAAATGACTGTAAAAGTTGCAGTTTCACGGTAATATAGTGCTATATAGTATATTTTTCGCAAATCATGGCATTTTTTCGTGGTGAAGAAGGCTCTGTTTCATTTGATAACGGAACTGGATCAGTAGGTGCAGTAGCTTCTACAACTTCATGGACTTTAGACGTAACAAAAGACACTCTTGAGTGTACTGCTCATGGAGATACCTCCAGAAAATATGTTGGATCTTTAAAATCTGGTTCTGGTACTGTTGATCTTCTTTATACAGCAACATCTGGCGATGATACTGCGGAAATAATCTCAGATGTATTGACTTCTGAAGATTCAGGTGATGCTTCATTCAATCTATTTTTAGATACATCAGGTTCCAAAAAAGTAAGTTTTAATGGGATTATTACAGGAACCTCATATAGCTCAACTGTTGGTGACATTTCAACAGTATCAGTTAGTTTTGTAACTAACGGAGACATCACTGCTGCTCTCTAATGCCCAAGAAATCTTATTCAGCAAAGCAACGCAAACTCGCTGCTGTAGCCCCACCACGGGATAAGATTACGGCTGCTGATCTTAAAAAGCTACGTTCCAAGAAAAAGAGGAAAAAGAAATGAAAGCCAAAAAAGAACTTACTCAAAGACAGAAAGATGCTTTAGCAAATCATAAGAAGAAGGGTACTCATACAGCACAACACATGAAAATAATGAAAGAAGAGATGTTAAAGGGTAAGACATTCAAGCAAGCACATACAATAGCTATGAGGAAAAAAGGAAAGTAATGCCACGCAAAAAAGGAGTCAGTTTATCCATAGGAAGAGGCGAAAAGTCCAAGAAGGGAGGACTGACTGCAAAAGGCAGAGCTAAATATAATCGTGCAACAGGCAGCAACTTACAGGCTCCTGTAACTGAAAAGAACCCAACAGGTAAAAGGGCAGCAAGGAGAAAATCATTTTGTGCTCGCATGAAGGGTATGCCTGGACCATTGAAGGATAAAAAGGGCCGACCAACTAGAAAGGCTTTAGCATTAAAAAGATGGAGGTGTTAAATGACTTACGCTGTACCTGGACCAATTAGAACCAATATAATCTCATCTACCTCAGTAGGTGGAATAGACAGTCCTTTTACTCGTACGAGGGCTGTCCTAGACATGATGAAAGGTTGGGAAATAATGAAAGCTGTAACCGAAGGAACAGATTACCTTCGAACAAACAGCGAAACATTCCTACCACTAGAGCCAAGAGAAGATTACGATGCCTACTTAGCCAGAGTAAATCGTGCTGTATTCTCCCCATTTACCCAAAGATTAATCAGAGCAGCTACAGGTCTTGTATTAAGGAAACCAATAGCACTTACAGGTGATCCCTATTGGACCGAAATGTTCAAGATGGATGTAGATGGCAGAAAGTCAGACTTAGATGAATACGCAAGAAGATTATTGATGTGTTCTCTTACATACGGTCAAAGCCATATTCTTGTAGATTATCCTGCACCATCAGGAGCAGTAAGTCTCGCAGAAGAACGTCAACAGAATCGTAGACCTTACTGGATTGAAGTTGATCCAAATAATCTTTACGGCTGGAGACTAGATAGAGAATCAAATTATGGAAATTTGATACAGGTAAGACTTGGTGAGAAAGCCGTGCTCCCAGACGGACAGTTTGGAGAAAAAGTATTCGACCAAGTAAGAGTAATTGAACCAGGAAGTTACAGAGTATTTCGTAAAAAAGAACAGATAGAGGAAATGTATGATGTATCAGACGGAAGTTCTGCCGGCAGTTTTGAAGCTGGATCATCTGATAAAGACTATAAACAAGTTGAATCTGGTGAATTTTCTTTGGGAGAGATACCTTTAGTTACTATTTATTCTGGAAAAACCGATAATTTAGTCAGTAAACCACCTTTACTGGATATTGCGTATCTTAATCTCGCACATTTCCAGAGACAGGCTGATTTGATACATAGTTTGCACGTTGCATCTCAACCAATGCTTGTAATGGAAGGATATGACGATCAGACAAAAGATCTTGCTATCAGCGTAAACTACGCAATGGCAACTCAGCCAGGCAACAAAATATACTATGTAGAACCAGCTTCCAGTGCTTTTGACGCACAATCAGCAGAAATAAAAGAGCTACAAATGCAGATGGCAACACTCGGAATCAGTACATTATCACAACAGAAGTTTGTAGCTGAATCAGCAGATGCTCGCAGACTAGATCGTGTGGATACCAACTCCATGCTCGCAATGGTCTCTATGGAATTAGAGCAAAAACTACAAAAAGCCTTTAATCTATCAGCCGAATATGTTGGAATCGAACCACCAGAAGTAAAAATCAGTAGAGATTTTGATATTGAAAGATTAATTGGACAGGATATTACAGCTTTAACATCTTTATTCGATCAACAAGTCATTGATAGAGAAGAATTTAGAGATATTTTAGTACAGGGAGAAGTATTACCATCGGCAAATGAGGCCAAATCTGAATAGTCTGATACAATAGTATATAAGTACATAAAAATTATGGCTAAATCTTTAGACCATGTTCTGCAACCTGACGGAACTTATAAATGGGAATTAACAGAGTTAAAACCTAAAACACAAAACAGTGTTGAAGCCTCCACTGTTTCTGAAC